TCCTGTGGTATTGGGTGTGTGGAAGTAATCCACGCCATTTGGCACAAATCCAAATCCTGTCCCTCTGATGGTTTGCGCCAACGTCTGCTGCTCCCAACACTCCCCATTTCGCATCAAACCCCATTGAGGCCAAGTCTCCAAGAACGGTTCCAAGTCCCCTAGAAGTGAGCATTGGTGAGTTTTCCACAAACGCAAATCGGGGTCGTACTTCGTAAATGATGCGTGCCATTTCTCCCCACATTCCGCTTCGTTCTCCGTCAATTCCTGCGCCTTTTCCTGCGGCGCTGATGTCTTGGCATGGAAACCCGCCAGATACAACGTCAACAATTCCTCTCCAAGGTTTTCCGTCAAAGGTTTGTACGTCATCCCAAATTGGGAAAGGCGCGAGAAATCCATCATTTTGTCGGGCGCACAATACGCTTGCTGGATATGGCTCCCACTCAACGGCGCAGACTGTGCGCCATCCAAGGAGTTTTCCCCCAAGTATTCCTCCACCAGCGCCTGCGAAAAGAGCCAACTCATTTAATTGCTCCATGTTTCTTCTGCTTCATAAACATCATCGGTAATTTTTAACGCCCGCTTTGCCATTTCAACAACGGCAATTGGCTTTTTAATTCCTTCCTCAACATCGCTCATAATTTTCTTTGCCCACCATTTTTTATCATGGATGTTGTCGCGTTCTTCTTGAGTAAGGCTTCTGCTTTCGGAACGTACTGGGTACTGACCCCATTGATGCAATGAACACATAGGCTTACCAAGATTAACGCTCCAACGCGCACCGCAACCAGATATTGCACAAAGCAATTCCCGATTGTCATCTTGTTCAACAGGTTTCTTAAATTTAGTTATTGCCATGATATTTCCCCTCTACAATTTTTGCAAAATTACTCGGCCTAACAATCCATTCAAGGTCAGCGGTAAATGCCCGTCCATCCTTGCTATTCACTTTTCCGGTCAAAAACTTAGATTTATCAATGTGCTGGAAAAATTCAGCCCACCAAGCCAAAACGTCTTTTGCGGTAATTTCACCTTCTTGAGCTAATTCAGAGGCTACTTCCCGCCACCTTTGACGTAGGTAGCCAGCCCGCTGGTCGTTCCAAACCTCTATGCGCCTCATGGTAGGCAAGTGTTCGTGGTAAAGATCAATGACTGCTTGGTGATTGCATCCAGGCAACTTTTTACCTTTTTTGTCAGCAAGTTCGCCATCAGGCGGACATATAGGTACGTTAGTACCTATTAAATTAACTGAAGATGAAGATGAAGATGAAGATGAAGAGCTATCTGTCAAGCATTGCTCAAGCATTGCTCCAACTATGCTCGGACTATCCTTTTTACCCCATCTAGCCTGTGCGCCAGCCTTGCCACGCTCTATGTTGGCTTTTTTGTTGTGATTGGCCTTTTCCATTTCGGACTCAACCCTGTTTTGAATCCACTGCTTTTCTGATACTTCAAAGAATGGCTCAAGCATAGTTCGAGCATTACTCCAAGCATCTGGCGATAACTTGGTAATCTGCGCTAAAACTGCATCATTGTTTGGGGGAGCGCCATTTTTCCAATAGTCCATCAGTAGCAGTAGGTAAGCCCCATGCTGCTCTGTTGTCAATCTAGAAGTAGCGGAAAGATAGTCTGCCACGTATAGCGGCATCCAAATATCGACTTTTTTAGTCACTTAAAACCTCACATCATCGGTCGTCATCACTGAAAAGAAGCATCGGCAGGACGGTGATGAATCGTCTTTTCCCCCGCTAAAGGTAGCCGTGCCCTAACTTTATACCACTTTTCCCGCTTCTGCAATCTGTTTCTTGTACTTGTACCGCAACACCTGTTCCCAGGCTTTAGGTACGCCACGCCGCCGCCAGTTGCTTACAACCGACTGTTTTACGTCAAGAAGGTACGCCAAGCGGCCTGTGCCGCCAGCATGGTTTATTGCTATTTCTAAGATGTCCATCCCCTAACTATATCACATCTGTGAATGCCTGTATTAGGGAAAGTACCTAGAAAAAAGTTTAAAAAAGTCTTGCAAGGCTTCACATTTGTGATATAGTTCACCCATGCCCTGAATTTCTCGGGGTCTTTTTAGGAGGTCTTATGACCGATTTCACTTTCTCTCCCTCAGACTTCAACGCTACCACCATCACGGTTGTGGCTAACACTCCAGACGCTTTCGAGTACCTTGCAGAGCGTTATGGCTTTGCCTGTATTTCTATCAACGTTCGCAAGTCTGCTGCGCCAGAACTTGCAGAATCGTTTGAGTTTCAAGGCTTGTCTTACCAGTAACTTAACGGGGCTTCGGCCCCATCAATCCCGCAAGGGTCTTTTTAGGAGTAAACATGAGAGACATACACGTTTTATTAGTCGAATTCCGCGAAGCACTATTGCGCGGCTTTATCCCCCCCCTTGAGATGGCAAAGTTGTTAAACGACATGAACTGGTCGCTTACCAAGAACTTCCCCGACATCCACACCGGCTTGTCCGACAACTTGGATGACGTTAGCGACAACCTTTGGACAGCAATTCAACAATTTGGAGAACATGATGAATAAAAAATTAGCAGACATTTCGCTTGCCGTGTTTATCGGCATATCTTTGGCTTGGGTACTTGTTTACGGATGGACACTATGAAAAACATTGCATCAGCATTAGTCAAGGCCCAGCGCGGCTTTGCACCGGCTTTGAAAACGTCTACCAACCCTCATTTTCGGTCAAAGTACGTTGACCTTGCCGGATGCGTGGAGGCCGTTGTAGATAGCTTAAACGCCGCAGGGATAGCTCTTATCCAGCGCACATCGCAAGACGATACAGGCGTGACTGTGGAAACAGTCTTTGTGCATGAATCAGGCGAGATGCTGGAATGCGGAAAATTGCACGTTCCTGCTGCCAAACAAGACCCACAAGGTTACGGCTCGGCGCTTACTTACGCTAGGCGTTATTCCTTGATGGCGGCTTGTGGCATAGCGCCGGAGGATGATGACGGTAATGCAGCAAGCCGCAAGCGTGAGGTTGTAGAAAAGTCAGAACCAAACGTAAAGTTTATTGAAGAACAATTAAAGGTCATGGCTTCCTGTGTAACCGTAGACGAATTGAAACTTGCCTACAACGGGGCTTATGCTTGCTGTGATGGTGACCAGGCGTGGCAAGCCAAAGTGATTACCGTTAAAAACAAACGCTATAAGGAACTTACAAATGCTTGAACTACCTAACGCATGGCCTGGCTTAATGGAACAAGGCACGAACGAATGGTTTACCGCCCGCATAGGCAAAGTGACCGCTAGTAGGGTTGCAGACCTAATGGCTAAGACCAAAAGCGGATACAGCACTTCGCGAGACAACTACATGGCCCAACTGGTCTGCGAAAACATTACAAAAACTAAAGCGGAAGGGTTTACCAACGCCGCGATGGAATGGGGAACAGAGCAGGAACCATTTGCACGGGCGGCGTATGAGGCCAAAACGGGCGTGATGGTTGAGGAAGTAGGGTTTGTGCCACATCCATTAATTGAGTGGGCTGGCGCTTCACCTGATGGCCTTGTTGGGCCTGATGGCCTAGTGGAAATCAAATGCCCTAACACGGCGACCATGATTGACACGTTATTGACCGGCAAAGTGCCTGGCAAGTACAACATACAAATGCAATTCCAAATGGCTTGCACGGGTCGCCATTGGTGCGATTACGTTGTGTTTGACCCAAGGATGCCCGCCAAGGCGCAACTATTTGTCAAACGGGTTTTCCGTGATGATGCTTTTATTCAAGAAATGGAGGCGGAAATTGTCAATTTTTTAGCTGAAGTAAACGTTCAAATTCAACAACTTAACGCAATCATTGAAGGTAATTAATCATGTCCAAGATCAAAAAAGAAATTTCTGTAATCAGCGGCAAATACACCAACGCCCAAGGCGTATCCAAAAACCGTTATGCCCGAATTGGATCAATCATTGAAACCAAGTCTGGCGATATGCTCAAGATTGACAATGTGCCACTGGTTGCTGGCGGTTGGGACGGATGGGCTTACATCAATGAGCCAAAGCCAAAAGATGATGGTTTTCCTAAAGATAACTTTGACGTACCCTTTTAAGGAGGCCACATGGAACAATATCGCGCTAGAAACACCGACCCAATAACTAGTTGGCAAGCGGCTGACGAAGCAAAAGACCTTGCTAAAGCCCATGTAACTTTAATTCTTAAAACTTTGATGGAACAAGGCCCGTTAGGTAAAGACGGAATTGCATTCTTTGCGGTGCTTGATGGCAATCAGGTAGCCAGGCGCTTGCCCGAAATGCAACGTGATGGTCTAGTTGGGTTGACAGGTAAAACTGTAAAGTCTATAGCTAAACGTGCTGAAAGGGAATGGTATGCGATTTCTTAAATTTTTGAAAGATTACTACCGCGACTTGACGCCAGCCAAAGTTATCCAGCAAGAACTTTCACAAGCCCATTTAGACCGTTTGGAGGCAGAAGCAGCAGTAGAGTATGCCCAGGCCGTTCTTGACTTAAATATGGCCCGTATAGAGCGTTTAAACACACGTTTAAAGGAATACAAATGAAAGACAACGTAGAACTGGCTAAAGCCTACACCGATTGGAACGTAAAAGAAGGCTGCTTTGCAAGAGACATGACTTTGCGTGACCACTTTGCTGGGATGGCTATGGACAAACTTATGGGAAAAGCAGAGATTGATTATTGTTGTATGACTGCTTACATCTGGGCAGACGCAATGCTCAAGGAGCGTGCCAAATGACAACATGGCCCTTCCCATTAAAACCACTGCCTGATAAGCCATATCAGCGCGTACCTTTTAATCCTGATAACTACGAGGATGCACCGCTATGAACTGCTGTAACGCTAATGGGAACTGCACACAAGGGCGTGACTGCCCTATACGCAAGCAACGCGCCAAGGAAACAGATGAGGCGTATATGAGTGGTGGCTGGGGCAGGGTTGCTGACCCATACGATGACGTTGCGGACACTTTTAAAGCACTCATTTTGGTTATAGCTGTGACCGGAGCCTTGACGCTGCTGGCTTTCTTTATCTGGGGAAAATGATGAACATCATTGAACTAGCAAAGGAAGCGGAATTTAGTGACCGAGAAATACAGATTGCACACGATAACTTTGCAAGGTTTGCCGCCTTGGTAGCAGCACATGAGCGTGAGGAGTGCGCCGTGATTGCTGAAACGCCTATCAGCGGTGAGCAAGATGACATTACGATGGAAGCAAAAGACCGTGTAGCAAAAGCAATCCGCGCAAGGGGGAACACATGAAGCGTATTGACTACTTTTGGCCGAGAGCCGCAACACACGTTACTGGAATCATTTTTCTTGTTCAGCTTTTGTCTGATGCCATTGGCAACAGAAAGCAAGGGTTTGAGTGGGTGTTGCCAGTAAGCGGAGCATTTTTCGTAGCGGCTGTTGCGTGGACTTTATGTGCCGTGGTGATAAATGCAATCAGAGCAAGGGGAACAACATGACTGGATTCCCAAGCAAAAAGAAATCGGCGCAAGCCAAGCTAACCGTTAACCGCGCACAGCTTGAGCAGTGGGTGGAAGCGCTGAAGGACATTGATGCGCTGCACCATCCAGCAGAGCCAGAATCTATAGATGCACAGAAAGTCATAGCTGATATGGGGCAAGCCCTAGCACAGCCAAAGCAGGAGCCTGTGATGATTCTTCCAGACGGAAGTGCGTTTGGCGTAATGTCTTTTCCGCTACCTGATGACCATTGGCTTTATGCGCCAAATGAATACAGAGATGGTGAGTACGAACCAATTGATCTTCCAAAGCCTATTTTGACGCACGCATTAAGAGATGCGGTTGTAGCGGCTGTTCGTTATGCGGTGCGCGGAGCAACAATGAGGGGTCAGGAAACAGACTTTGATCCTGACGCTCTTGTGCAGAACGCAGTCTACGCATTGTGTGGGCCTTACACCACCCCACCCGCACAGCCAGAGCAAGAGCAAGAGCCTGTGGCGACAGCAAATAAGCTTTCTGGTCTTAACGCTCGTGCCAACTTTCTGATTGCCAACATTAAGGAGTCTATTGAATTCATTGACCACAATGGCGCTTTCGCAACCTTGGACATGCTGCGGAAGGAAATTATTGACCCGCTGACAGATATTGGGATTGGTGTCTGTTACGCCACCACCCCACCCGCAGCACAGCGCCCGTGGGTAGGGCTGACGGCACACGAATATGCTGAACTAGCTGAAGAATATGGGCCGTTTCCAATTAATCAAATTGAAGCCAAACTCAAGGAGAAGAACACATGAAAGAAGCATTGAAGCTGGCGCTGGAGGCGTTAAAAATTGCAAGGGATCAGATTGTTGACCCTGAATACGGCCCCATTGGGTGGGACGTGTCTAGGCTTGATGAGGTGCTTTCCATTGGCAAGCAAGCCCTTGCACAGCCAGAGCAGGAGCGTAACTTCTGCCCACGCTGCGGTAAGCGCACAGCAGACCTGACAGTTATCCACACTTGTACACCACCACAGGAGAAGAACACATGACTGAGAAACAAAAAGCATATCTACACTTAATTATTTTGCCATTTGTTATTTCAGCGGCATTTGAATTTTGTCCTCCTTGGGTGTATTGGCCTATCTGCTTGCTTGGTTGCATCGCATGGTTTGGTTCGTGTGTAATTTTGAGTGAGAAGGATACTGTATGACTAAAGAAACATTGGTTGACTTGTTGAACAAGATAAAAGACAACGCTGGAAACCCCGAACGGGTGTACCAAATCACTAACGCCGCAATCAATGAAGCCTTAGCGCAGCCAGAGCAGGACAAGCTAGAGCAAGCTGCGTTTGACGCTTGGTGGGATACGCAACCACGTCTCAACGAAACTAACCCTTGCATAATAGACAGCTTTGAGTACTGGGCATGGGAAGGGTGGCACGCAGCTTTGGCACAGCCAGAGCAGGAGCCTGTGGCGTGGATGCGTGAAGATGCAACATTAAGATTTGCCGAAGGAAAAGTTTTTGCTGTTGGGCAACCTTTTTACACCACCCCACCACAGCCCACATGGGTAGGCAGTGGCGACCTTGAGCGTTCAAACGCTTATCAGACTCTACTCGCACAGCCAGAGCAGGAGCGTAACTTTTGCCCTCGCTGCGGTAAGCGCACAGCAGACCTAACAGTTATCCACACTTGCACACCACCAAGGGAGAACACATGAATATGAGCCATTGGTTGTTATTGTTTTTTGCGCTTATAGTTTTAGATTTTGTTTTAGCCACAGGCTATGTGTTATATACGTTTTATATAATTCACCGTAATGATTATTAAAGGATAAGAACACATGAGAAAATCAAGACACCAATTAATCAGAGACACTTTACTCGCACATGAAGATGGCTTAAATAAAAGCCAAATATGCACTATCAGCGGGATAGATGCCAGATCACTTAAAAAAAGCCTAGACGCTATGCCGGATGTTTATATTGATAGATGGGAGAAACCCAAAAGGCGACTCATTACGCCAATTTACATTGCCGTAAAAGTGCCGGAAGATTGTCCTATGCCGAATAAATTCTAGTGCCTTTTCCATCAATAATTAACGTTTGACCCCTTGGCTTGCCCTTAAGGTCATTTGGGATGCTAACGTGCGTCCAGCGGTCAAATTCTCGGATTAATTGGTCATAAGCCAAACCCGCCGCCATAATTGCTTGCACAACTTGATCGGGGGTCATGCCTGGTACGCGAAGGTCTGCGGCGCAACCTACCCGATGTTGGCTTGTGTCCTTGCTACCTACCGCATCGTTTACTTCTTTGCATCTAAATGCGCTGTTAACCATGATTGGCTTGTTTCCCAAAGCAACTTTAACTTGTTCCAAAAAGTTTGCCAAACGGACAAGATTTGTTCTTTCACTAGGACTAGGTTCATTCTTAAACTCCCGATGGTCGGTTATGGTTAGTTCTTCTAACGTGAAATTAAAACTAAGATTCATTTTGAAGCTACGCCTTGCATTTTTTCGGCGGTACGCATACCACCCAAGCCAAGCATTCCCAAAAGCAAAGGCATCATTGTGCCGGTGTCCATCGTGGGAAACTTAACGGGATGTCCCGCCAAAGCGGAACCCCATTCGGCTAGTGGGCCAATAACAAATTGCACTGCAAATCCCGCACCGCATATCCAACCAATAGCGGGTCGCCAGCCGGAGACAAAAACGCTACTACTTGCAGCCTCAATTTTGTTGATATCCATTTGCCCCGCTATTTGGGTTAATTCCCCCGATTGTTGAAGTTTTAACAATTCAAGCCTAGCGGCGGCTTGTTGGGCTGGGTCGGGAAAAACCCTATCTAAGACTTTGCCGCCAATGTCAAGCAATGCTGATACGGGGTCAAGGGCCATTGGATGTTTCCTCCTTGTGTGCGCCTACTTTTAGGCCGGATAGCCAACCAATCAAACCACCAATAATGGTTTGAAAAGCAGGGCCAATAATTTCAAAAATCTTGGTGTTGTCTACTTCCTTGACAAATAAACCGTGGATCAACGCCCAGATCAAGGAAAGTACAACCGCGCACAAAGTAGCGGTGACCATGTAAGTCACAACGTTTACCAATTTATCCTTATCGTTCATTTTGCCTTCTCCATAATCTTTCCCCGTAATGCGGGACTATCTGAAGTACCGGCCCATTCGGGCAAATTGTTCCATATAAGTGTGTAGTCATCCACACTACACTTTGACTTATCCAACCATGCCAACATAGCCTTATGGCGTTCTATTGGGTCATGCGTTGACCAGGCTATAACATACAACTCTTGCACCGCGCAAGTTGACTTAGGCGGCAGCTTTAATGGTGGCAATGGCGCGTTCAAAATCAACTTGTCTTGAGCCGCCGATATTGTTACCAGCATCAACAAAAGTATGGCCCAACGCATACATTAGTTTTTACCCACCCAATGGCTTAAATAACCCAATACGCTGCCAATAGCAGACACCATAACCATGCCAGCGTAAAACGAACCTTTGCCCTGATTTGCTATTTCAACAAGTTTGTCAATGTTGGTTTCTAACTTGTCAATCTTGGCAGACATTTCGTCAAATCGGCGTTCATAGTCCTGCACTTTTTGCCAAAGTACACCATAACGAACAGGGTCAATTTCAGGCGCGTTCATGATTTTTGTATAAAAGCTAGTGCATAGTAGGTGGGAAGGTTTGTACCTACGTTGCTGGTTACAGAAGATGTGAACCCGCCTGTATTACCCACTGCGTAGGTGTTGCCAGCGCCGACCACAAACGAATCTTTAAGGTTAGGCGTGCCGTTAGAACCATCGCAAAGATAGTAACCAGAAGGCACAGAACTGATCGAGCCCGACCACATGATAATGCCGCCCGATGGCACAGCAGTGACCGCAGCCGCTGTTCCAAGAATGCCATATAGGTTGTCGTAAGTCTGAATAACGCTATTGCTTGAATCAGCCAGGACAAACTTGTAGTTAGTTCCTGATGTAAGCCATATCTCATTCGGTGGGCGACCATCCGTGCCTAGTTGGATAGGGTTGGTGTTAGATGATGTACCCGCAGAACTTGTATAAGTTGCTGTAGGAGTTGTAGTGCCCGCTGCATAGGTGTAGATGTACCCCCCGTTAAGAGGGATGCCGGTGGTGGTAAAGAATTGGAATCCGTTACCTATGGGTGAAAGATTAACGCTCATTTTCCTATATCCTTTAATGATGTAACGCCAGCCGCAGGCTCAAGTGCTTTTTTTGTTTTTTGTGATTCTTTGATTTTTTGAACTTGCCCGCGAACCATACTTCCTAAAGGCAATCCAAATTTACCACCACCAACAACGTTTCCAAGTGTTTCCAAACCACCAGCAGCGCGTTCTGCCATTGCGCCTACCAATGTATTAGAGTTATTAACAAAGCTACCTTTAGGCTGCGCTTGAGTGTATTGAGCAACATTGCCCAATGTTTTTAACGTTGAAGATGAATCAGGGTTAAACACAAGGTTTAGCTTTTGCGATTTGTCTAATTGGTTTAACGCTTTGTTAAACGCCGCTTGAGAAAAATTACCAGAACTATCCACCGCTTTTTCACGAAGCCAGTTAAGCGTTCCAGCACTCATGTGTTGATGCGCTACCGAATCACGTCCCAATTGGTCAATCATGGTTTGCACGTTGTCGCGTGTGCCATTAATAACAAATTTTTCCATAAACTTGTCAGGCGAAACGCTATCTTCTACTGCTGCTTTGTATGCAGGGTCTTTTTCTAGCATTTGAAAACGCGATTTTGCTGCTGATCTAGCTTCGTCTGCTAATGGTTTAAGTTGTTTTGCTCCATCTTGCAATGGTAAATTTTCAAGTTCTTGAATCATTAAAGAAGCAGCGCGTCGGGTTGTTCCATCCGAACTTGTGCGGGCAATGTCTCCAAGATTACGGCGTAGGCTTAAATAATCCTCAAACGTCATTGATTTTTCAGCCGCCATGCGATTAAGTTCTGCCATTTGACTTACAGGCGCATCATTGGACAACAAATCCTTTTTTAATGATGCTTTGACGTTATCCAACAATGCAGGCGCATCAATTGGAAATTCTCCACCAGCAGCATCACGCAATGCTTGATATTTTTGATTTATTCCTGCATTACGTTGCGCATCTAATTTTTTGTAAGTGTTAATCAATGAATCGCTGTTTTCTATGGTTTTTGTACCATAAGCGTCAGGCGCTGCGGTTTCACGAATAGCATCAAGGTTTTTAACCAATTGACCGTTTTGTTCATTAAAACGTGCTGCTAGTTCGGGGTCTGCTCCCCTGCGGTTTTGTTCCATTGACAATTGGCTAACATCACCCGTGGCTTGCCCGTTAGTAAGGCGAACCGGCTCTGGCAATGAATCTGCTTCAATGTGGCGTTGCAACACTGGCACGTTAACTTTGTTTGGCGGTATGTTGCTTACAATTTTTTGCAGTTCTGGGCTTGCATTCGCCAAAGCAGCTTTAATGGTGGTTTCTGTTGGAACTGCCGCAGCGCCTACGCTTCCAATTCCAGGCGTTCCAACTTCAACCGTGTACTCTGGCAAAGCCGCCTTAATTTTAGAAATGCCTGCTTTAACAGGTTTAATGCCCGCAGGCAAAGCCATCATTGCAGCGTTTACGCCTTGCTCAATATCAGTGGGGCTAATGCCAGTGCGTTGGCCTACAGATTCTGCGCCTTTTGCAATTACACCGCCAATTGCTTGTTGGGATTGTGTTGGTAATGAACCTTGATAACCTGGTGTTTCAACAGTACCCGTAAGCCGACCAAACGGATTAGCTAATGCTTGAGATACAGGCGCAGCCGCTGCGGTTGCTTCTTGCGGATTAAGGCCAAATAAACGACCAGCACCATAACCAACCGTTCCAGCAACCGCAGAAGGAATATTACCAACCACATCAAGCACGGCGGCTGTTTCTCCACGGGCACGTTGTTTAAGTTGCAAAGCCCGCTGAAATGCTTGAGCAACCGGCCCCATCGGTGGTTGATAAGACTGCAATTCTGTTGCCGTTGGCCCACCTTGACCGCCTCGACCACTTCCACCGCTTGCAGCAGGCATATCAAGAAAGTCGGCAAATGTTCCGGTTTGTGGCGCACCTAGTGCATTAGGCGTTAAATTCATGCGTCCTAATTCACGGGTCAATGAGGCCACATCGCCTTGTGCAGAAGTATCACCGCCAGCCAAACGTTCTTGCGCTTTTGCAAATTCAGTTTGCAATATGTTTCCACGTTCAACGTCTTTTAACCGTTGATCGCTTGAAGTTACTTTGGTTGAAGGCTCAAGAAAATCGGCAAATGTAGGCATTATTGAATAATCCCAAGTTGTTTAGCCATTGCACGTTTTTGACGCAATGCAGTAAGTTCCGCAGGGCTCATTGCTTGCATCATTTTTTGGGCATCCGCTTGTGACATTTCTTGGAAAAAACGTGGGTCTGCGGCGTTGTTCCATTGCAAAAGCTTGTTTTGATAATTTGTTGGGTTTCCTATTGCGCTTTGCAAAAAATTAGCTTTTGCTCCATTAAATGTTTCTTGACCAATTAATTGGTTAGTTACGCGCAACATACCTTCTTTTGTCATTTTGGTATTGGGACTAGCCAATTCAGCAAGACCACGCGCAGCATCCGTATTGCCACCGGCAAGCTGCAATAATTTGGTGTTTTTTGCCAATTCGTCCGTAGAAGAACTTTCCAAAATATTGTAAGGAATTCCAATAGATTGGGCAAAATTAGCAGCAAATTGCTTCTTTTCTGACAATGCACCAGTGTAAGATTCTGGAATAAGTTTTTTAATGTTTTGGTAAATGGCAATTTTTTGCGGTGCTTCACTAGCTTTTTGCGAAGTATTTGCCCAATCACCACCCAAGGTTGTACCTAAGTTAGCTTGCAAATTTGTTGTAGCTGGGCCTACGCCAGCTTGTACTGGCCCTGGCGTTCTTTGTGATTGCGGGCCAAGATAAGTAGTCTCACCCGATGGCCCTGCAACCGGCGTAGAAGGCGGCAATTGAGTTTCGATGCCTGGGCCTGCTTGTTGGCCTGGGGCTTGTACCGCAAGTGCGCCACCGGCAGTCATGGGCACAGTAGCTGCGCCTGTAGAAATTGCTTGTGTTGCGGGGTACAACCTATCAATGTGTCCTGCTGCCTCTAAAGACTGAAGGCCATTGCGACCAACCCACAAACGAAGTTCAGCAGGTGTTCCACCTTTAGGAATTTGCGCCATTGATTGTTTTATAGCATCTTCACCAGCGCCGCTGTCTTTAAGCGTTTTGCTCATTGAATCCGTAATATCTTGCGCTGTTAAATCTTCTTTAACTGCAAGACCAAGTAATTGACGCGCTGCAAGTGATTGAAAATCTTTTAGCTTTTGAACTCGTTTCATATCAGCATCGCTTAATGATGCTGATATACGCGATTGTTCAGTTCCAGAAGCAACATTAGCATTTGCTTGTGCGGCTTGCAATTCTGCTTGCGCCCTTTGTAAAGCAATAGGATTTAACTGTTGAGCTTGCTGCAATTCCAATTGCTTAGCTTGCAAAGCCAACGGATTCATTTGCTGCGCTTGCTGGTAGTTCTGTACACCCGATGCCAAGTTCATCATATCTGCCAGCGATGTCTGCTGGACAGGATTGGTGTAGCCGGTGAAAAAGTCTGCCATGTTTAATCCTTATGGGGGTGGAGTTTTAACACCTTGGTTTAGCAACGCCGCAAGGAATGCAGCATTAGCAGCAGAATTAGCACCGCCGCCCGCAGCTTGAGCTTGTCCAAGCATAGCAGCCGCAGTAGCGTTTCCAAGGCCAACATTAAGGTTAGAAATGTTAGTTCCGTAAGACGTTCCCGCCGCTGACGCTTGCTTATTAGCGTCTGTTCCAATTCCAGCCATGTTTGACAGGTTGTTATAAATGTTGTTACGCTGCGTTTGATAATTTTGAAAAGCATTTTGATATGCATTGCCAGCGTAGTTTTGCGTGTAATCTTGCAAGCCTCGAAGTGTATTGCCCGACAACGCTCCACCGCCCACGTTAGCCGCGCGCTGGTTAGCTGTTTGGCCCTGCTGAAGCATAAAGTCGTAGTTAGGCGCTAGTCCTGCGGCAAGGTCGTTTTTATCAAATTGATGAGTTAAGTATCCAGAGCCTGTGCCCATTGTGGTGGGTTGACCCGTAACGGGGTCATACATTTGATATGTACCGCTACCAAGTTGCCCCATTTGATTCAGCGCATTTATGCCTGTGCCTTGGTATGGTTTTTGAAAACCTAACTGTGTGTCGTAAACACCTTTTAAAACGTCTTGAGAAGCCTTTGTAGCATCTTGCTGGGCTTTTAGGCCCGCACCTATTGCGCCAGACGTATTTAATGCCGTAGCTGCGTTTACGCCACCCGACAACAATGCTGCAAGTTGCGTTCCATTGAGGCCGGTTGCATCTTGCAATTGTTTTAACAAACTTGGATTGTTCGCCAATGCAGTCGTATCAATTGTGCTAGGTGTTCCAACATTAGGAATAACTCCATTAGCACCAACATTTGTTCCATAAGCAGGAGTAACACCAGCAGCGCTAACAGTTCCACCGCCAGCGGCAGGCGCTGTAACACCTGTACCGCCACCCATTGAAGGAATTACATTTACTGGAGAAGTTAAAGGCGCTCCAGCAGGCGCACCAACATTTGAAAGCGCGGTTACTCCCGTTCCGCCTCCCATTGATGGTATGCTTGTGTTTCCTGATGCTAATGCGCTTCCAGCAGCTAAACCTGTACCTGTTAAAGCAGTTAAACCTGTTCCGCCACCCATTCCAGCAGCACCAGCACCACCGGCTGTTAAACCAGCACCAGTTCCTAAAGTTGTCCCAGTTTCTGCAATAGTTCCTAAAGTTGTTCCAGTGCCAAGAGTTGCGCCACCGCCTAATGCTGCTCCAGTTCCTAATGCGGCATCAGTTCCTAATGTTGCAGCAGTCAATCCGTTACCTAATCCTGCGCCTAAACCTGTACCGCCCCCCATACCAAGAGCACCAGCGCCACCAGTGGTCAAACCACCACCAGTATTTAATGCAGCCAATTGTCCAGATTCAAGAGCACCAACAGTACCCAATGTTCCAACACCGGTAGCTGCCCCTGGTAATGATGCTAATTGTGAAGCAGTTAATGCACCTTCTGTTGCTCCTAATGTTCCTGCGCCTGCTGCACCCGCTGCCGCCGCACCTTCGCCAAACAATGAACCAATAGCTGGGCCAAGAAACATTGCACCAGCGCCTAATGCTAAAACTTTTAATAAATCATTGTTGTTTCTATCTTGTGTACCTTGATATTGTCCACTAGCGTCGTAGTTAACATATTGGCTGTTTCCATTGTCGTAACGGTATCCTATAGGTGGGCCGTACTCTATTGTTTCGTTACCACCATGTTTTCCACTTTTTTCATACGTTTGATAAACAGGTTCAAATTGTTTGCCGCCAAGTTGTTGCTCTGCTGCAAGAATAGATGGCGGTTTTGGTACGTCAAGTTTTCCTTGTTGTGCGGCAGTAGCTTGGTCAAAACGATAACCTAATAAACGATCTGGGCCATTACGCATAGTTTGATAAACAGGCGCCATCCCATATTCTTGGGTTTGAGATAGGGGTTCTGGAGTGGGTTCTAGTCTATTTGGGCCTGGCATGATTAATCCTTAGACGTTGTAGTATGGGATTTTATAAGCGTTACCGTTAACGGTGACATTTATAAACCCAACAGGGTTAGCGGGCAACGTACCCGACCCAGCGGTAGCCGTAGTAGCACTTGAAAAATTTAACAAATTAAGAAAAAACTGCTGCCATGCGCGTGATGGGCGGTTTGTGTTTGCATCCAAAAACGGGGCTTGTGGATACGGATTAATTTGTTGCGTGTTAGACAGTGCCATTAACTATCTCCATTTGTGGCTTTAAGATTTGCAGAAACAATCACAGCGTTTACAGGGTCGCTAATAGACACCTCAAACACTCGATCACGCGCCGTACCCAAACGCCGCCATATAGCGCGGTTTTTGTATCTGCCTAATTGACCAATGTTTGTCCAGTATTCCCGCGACCAAGTAGAGCCGCCATCATTAGACCAGCGCAGCATAGCTTGAGGGTTAGTAGTAACCGATGAATAATTGATAGCGTTAGCCGTGCCAATAATGTAAGTTTGCAATGGCGCAATGGTAAGAATTTGCATAGGCGCGATGACATACGGATTGCCAAGGTAAAAATCTATGTTGATTGACGATAGACCCGTAGTGCCTACGCCTGGCTGAAACTGAATCTGCAATTCATCAAAGTATTGACGTTGAAAATCAGTTACCAAATGAGGCGCACGGCGCAGCCTGCGGACGTTTGTACCGTTATCGGTATAGTTCTGTTTGTCCAAGGAATACAGTTTTCCGTTCTCATAATCGCCCACCAAAACCAAACCTTGGAAAACTGCCGAACAATTACTGCGGTGGCGTTGGTAAGACCCATCCGAGGCCATAGAAAGCCATTTGTGCCACATCCCCGTAGTAGCGTCATACGCCCATGTCAAATTCAAAGTAGGGAAGGACGTAACGTAAACTTCATGGCCTTCTAGCTGATAAGTAAACGAAATAGCATCATCAATGTATTTGTTCGTTAGAGTATTCTCAACCGCATGGTTAGAAATCCTTTGTGGAATGTAACCATTCATTTGCATGATTTGCGCTTGACCTCGGTTGTTCCGAGATACATAAGCAAAAGAATTACCTAAACGCGCAACAGAGAATTGAGCCGCAATGCCGTGCTGGGTAGACGTGCCTGGAATACGCTGAAATGGGAAAGGCACTGCGCCCACATCGCTCCACACTTCAGAGGATGCCTCGCCCATCAAATAGACTTCGCGGTGGTCAACAATCAATGCCACCAATTTATCGGGAGCGCCATCTTTTAACGCATAGCTTGTAGATGCAGAAATTGTGCTTAGTAGGTTAGATGAACCCCATTGCTGTGTGCCTGGGTTGTTGTAGACAAAGTAATTGTCCATAATGTCTACCGATGTGCCACCACTAAACGCGCCATCCGTGCTAGGCAAAACACTAAAGTTTAGGCCGTACATTGTCTGACCAACCGCAATAGTCAATGACGAACTAATCGTGTAAGTGCCTGCTCCACCCGAGCCAGTGCCAAAGGCGGTAACAATAGTCCCCGCGGTGACGCCTGCGCCTTGTACTGTTTGACCAAGGTAAATAGTGCCCGAGGCCACCGCAGATACGGTCATGGTTGTTGCCGCAACAGTCGCCGTATACCTAGCGCCCACCGCAGCGGAGGCCATTGGCTCTGCCGCCACGGTCTGACTTAGGTTGATGGTGTAAGTTCCAACACCACCCGAACCCGAACCCAATGCGGTAATCACAGTCTCTGCCGTGATGCCGATACCTGTAAGGCTTTGGTTAGCCGTAATTGTGCCGCTGCTAACGTTTGTTACCGTTAGGGTAGTGCCGCTGATAGAACCCGTAAAAACGGCGTTTGCTGGGCTAGAAATGCGCCATGTGTACCGATACGCCCCATCCACAATATAAGCGTTTATTCCGTTGTCAGATATGCCAACCCGCCCCGATGACGAATTAAGCAAGCCAACAACGGTTGCACTAAGGTTAGACGTGAAGACGTAAACGTAAGGCCCGCAGACTACAAGCATTTGGCTGCCACCAGACAAGGTACGCATACCGCGCACTTCGGCGTTGTTTAAGACCGCTTGTAGCGTTAGCCCTGGCGTTGGATAAAGAGCCACCACCCCGCGAACACCAGGCTGCTTGAGTGGGTCAATTTCGGGAAAGAAATTTATACACTCCTGCGCGTCTTGAAAAATTGACGGAGCCTCATAGCTAGGCCCAACAAATCCAAATTCAGGCATACCTATTCCTTGTAGGAATCACCGCGCAACAATGTTTTAATTGATGGCAGACTGATTTCATATCGTTCAGCAAGTTGTCTAGCAGAAACGCCTTCTTTGCGTAACTGTCTGATTTCTCGGGCTTGTGACATTGAAAGTTTGCATCTTGGGCCTGTATCGGTTGGAAATTTGTTTTGCCGATTTTTTGTAACTTTGTCAGCCATGTTTTCAGCATGAGTGCCAATAAATAAATGCTTTGGATTACAGCATGATGGATTGTCGCAAGTATGAAGAACAAAACCCGAATCACTTGTTCTGCTTGGCGCACGATAAGTAATGGTGTTTGGATATGAAAGCGCATAGATGACCCTGTGAGCATAGTAGCCCACATCTTCAATCCATGTTCTTCCATATCCATCTTCATTTTTGTATCCTAACCAATTCCAACATTCATCTTCGCTACGTTTATCTACTTTGCTCCAAATCACTTCCGGCGTACTTGCTGGCCTACCAGGATTTCCTACTGCTCTGCCAACCTTTTCCCGATAAGCTGCATTGTCACGATCACGTTTCCTTTGGATTGCTTCTTCCTTTGTGTACATGGTTTACTCCTTTAAAGTACAACCACATTATAGCGGAAAAAGTCACCTCAAGAAACCCCCCGTCAAAATCCAGCCAGCATCCTTTGACTTTCCCGTAAGCAGCGCATCTGCATACCGCGCAACCATTTGCGGGCGCATATTTGTACGTTTGATTGTGGCTTTTGCTTCGCCTGCAAACTTTTGAATCATGCTAATTTGCACGGGAGATGCTTTGCCGTACATTGGCATTAGGCGTTCTGCTAGACACCAGCGCAAGGCGTTTACATAGCCTTGTGGGATACGCATGATGTCATACATGGTTGTAAAACGGGCAAAGATAGTGTCCGTAAACAAATGCATTTCGCCTTGCGCTGGGTTAGGCCAAACACTCAAATTCCCTAACGTATCGCCAGGGTTGTAGTACAAGGCTTTGGGCCAAGGGCCGTTTAAAGACTTTAGGCCAATCATGGAATAGTCGTCTAGAGTTAGAACGGCTACGGGATAGTCAAGGCCACCGCCGTAAATTGGTTGTCCGTTAGACGTAGTGTTAATCCGCACGTAGGCAGAATTTACCCGCAATGGCTTTTGGTAGTAACCCGTAATTGTCGTGCTGGCTACCGATTGGGAAATGTTTATTTGATACGTTCCCGTTTCCAATACATTGCCACCAGCCCCGCTGATAAACGAAACAATTGATGTTCCTGCCGTAATTCCTGTGCCGGTTAGGGTTTGGTTTAACGTGACAGCACCTGACGAAATGGCGGTGATTGTCAGGACATTGCCGGAGATTGAGCCGGTAAAGGTTGCGCCTACTGAGCCGCCTGGCCCGATTGTGTATTGGGTTTGTCCACCAACCACGGGGAAAATGATTTCCGTGAAGTTGTAGACCATCATATCCTCGTTAGACCATTGATCTAACATATCGTTAAGCATATCAAACGCATCTTGCGCCGCTTCGGGCGTAGGCGTTTCACCGGCCTCTAATGCGCCGATGTCTTTTAACGATCTGGATACTATGTCGATTGGCTGTGCCATTGTTGCTCCAAGGTAAACACAGGCGGTTTCCAGGGAGGCACAACAGATTTCGTCTTACCAAGAAGCGCCAATTGTTCCTCTAACCGTGATTCTATTACATTTTGCCCGTATTGGGTTGAACCTTCCTTTATCCAAGAAATCACCTGATTTTCTGTCACTTGAGCGTAAGGGGTCTTTACGCTAAACTTGTCAAACTCCCAATTTCCTTCAGTTTCTACTGTATTTGTCTCGTCATCAGCCAAAACATAATACTTGGCGTGCGTTATTGCCTCGCCTTCCACGGAAATGTCAAGAATTTTCCAAGTTGTAATCATTCCGGCTCTTTAACTTCGGTTTGTTGTTTAGCCTCTTTTTGCATAGCCTCTACCAATTGATAAACATTTTGATATGGTTGCGTTCCTAAATATTGAAGTACAGCGTTAATCAAATTTACCGACAAAGTTATTTTTTCCATTATCAACTCCAGCGCCAAGGTCGGGTGGCGGCTTCCCGTTAATGCTTTTCGTATGCTTTTTCGTCTAAACCAAACAACTTAAATTCTTCCTCGTACACCTTGTTGTTTGCCTTGTGCGGTATCTTGCTACGTAGCATCCCAATCTCTATTTGCTGCTTGAGATTTTTAATGGTGCTATCTAACTCCGATTTTGCCACTAATTGCAATTGCATTGATTTTATAGTTTGTATCTCTTTATCTTGGTTTATTACCAAAGTTTTTAATTCGTTCAAATTATTCCATATCGTCCACGAAGCCCCGCCAATACTTGTCACCAGCACCAGTAGCGCGGGTGGTAACAATTTATCCACAAACCAGTTTGAAGCGTTGATTTCAGACATATCCAGTTTTCCTAGATTATGCAACCCCGCTGACATAGCTTTACGCTTTAGTCCGGTAGCTTTGCGTCCTTTGCTTTCGCATAAGTATGCCAGTTAACAATGCTTTCCATTTGGGTCAAAAGGGTCTAACAAATTATTGCACACATACATTGCCGCCGTTTTTCTCCATCCATCGTTGCCAGCTATGTAACGTTGCAGTCTTGCAGTAACTAACCACTCTTTTGGCAATTCCGCAAAAACTATGGTTGCCACCGTCATCTGGCACACTACGTCCATCAACACCGCAATAACCACAAAAGGCATCAGCAGCACCTTAGACAGGCCCGTTAGCTTACCCGCAAGCTGCACGCGATACACGCCCATTGTGAAAACGTAAAAGACGTAAAAAAGCCAGAGCGCAGCAATGACGGTGATTACTGCCACGGCAGTCCTTGCGCGACAACGGGATTCTTTTGCAAATCAATATTGGCGGCTAGGCTTGCTTCTATTGCGTCCTTGTCCACGCGGCTGGCCCAGCACCATTTCAATACGTCCTGCTCAGTCACCTTTTCATAAGGGCTGGATGGCGTTGCTTCTTGAAATCCGCAAGTGCCGTAGCTTGATGCGGTGTAGTCACCGTCAACAGCGCTTACTGTCCAGTATGCACAGGTGATGAAACCGTCTGCGGTGAGGCGGTCACATTGGGTGATTTTCCAAGTGGTAATCATGATATTTCCTTTAGGTTGATTCAAGTGCCGTGATACGGGCGGTTAGAGATTCAATAGTTGCAAGTGCTTTTTGCAAAGACATCACGGCTACAGCCAACACAGAGCGGTCATAGTAGCCCCACGGCTTGCCTTCTTCTGGAGTTGGTGCTGCTTCTGGGCCAATAGCAGCGTTTACGTTTTGAGCGTAAAAACCTAAATGCCTATCAACTCCAAAAGTTTCTTTTTTCTCGTCGTTGTAATACCAGTATCCCGGCTCCAACTTTTTAAGCATGGCATCAGGGTCAACTGGCACACCATCTTTAGTTTTCCATGTCTCATCTGAAACGGACGATATGACGCCAGATGCTGAAAATGTTGCCGCACCAGCACCGTAAACCGGCATGGCAACAATTCCAGCCGATGAAATAGTCAATCGTGAAGCCGCCGCAGTTTCGTCATAAATAAAGAAGTCTTGTAAATCTGTGCTATTAAAACTTCTGCCAACAAGAAATCCGGTTGTTTGTGCGGCATTTGATAAAGAAAGAGCGGATTGCGTTGCAGAAGCAGATTTAATTTGTCCTACTACGGTTAATTTACCACTTGGGGTATTTGTACCCACGCCTACGTTACCAGCAGACGTAATACGCATACGTTCTGTGCCGTAAGCCGTATTTGCTGATTGAAATTGACCACCTGTGCTGCCCGTGCCAAATACAATTGCAGTTGGCATTGCCGTTGCCGATGTAAACGAACCTTCTGCTACACCAACAATACTAGCTGAATAAAGCAATTTTGCCTGTTGGTACGATGTATCCGTCCCCCACTGACCACCAAGACCGTAGTAGCCTAGAACTTGTCCTGACGAAATGGCTGTTCCATCTGTACGCCGAAACGCAGCGCCAATACGCCCACCAAATGTTGTGTTGCCATCAGACCTAGAGCCAAGTGATTCAATAAGAGTAGTCGTTGAACCAGCGCCAGAAGAATAATCTCCAGTTGTAATAGCAACTGATGAGAACCCAGAAGTTTGAACGGTGAATGTTTTTGCCGCTAAACCTGCGGGGGATGACGTACCAAAACCTACGTTCTGACTTGCGTCTATATAAACAGCGTTTGCACCCGCTGTGGATATGCCTACGCTGTTGGCAGCGGGCAGGTACATACCGTTACCCGTAACAGATGTGCCAGTAGGGATTAGCTTTGCAGCAGTTGCCGTTCCAGTAGTTGCAAAGTTAGTCCCGTCAAAGGTCAATCCAGCCGATTGGCTAAACGACCCATAATGAATTTGGTTAGCCGCAAATGACGTAACACCCGTGCCACCATTAGCAATTGCCAGGTTAGCAAAGGAAAGCGTGCCGCTGCCGTTAGTCTGCAATGGTTGTCCGCTAGTGCCATCCGCGCTTGGCAATGTCAGGTTAACAGTGCCTGAGATATTTGGGCCTAGCAAGTTAACCGAGCCGCCTGCTGTCGCTTGAAAAGTTAAAGTTCCCATGATGCTTCCTTATGGTGCAATTATAAGTTGCGAGGCCCGTAATGCGCCTGTAGATGGCGTAAAACTAAGTTTGGTTGAAGTGACATAAACAGGCAAATTACCTGTGTTTGCTGTTACCCATGTTGGATAAACCGATGTTGCCGTAGCTGCGTCATTAGTGATTGCAATATTTGTTGCATTAGTTGCTGTGCCGGTAGTATTTTGATTCAACGTAGGAACGTCAGCCGCTTGAATAGCAGACATTAAAACGTTTGTTCCATTACCCCGTAAGTAATATCCCGAAGTTGTATCCCCTGCAAATGCATTCATTGCAGCCTGGGCGGTACTGGCGCCAGACCCTCCATTAGCAATTGCCACAATGCCGGTTACATTTCCTGCGGTTGTCGCAGATGTCGCTGTAGAAGCATTACCCGTCAAAGCGCCAACAAAAGTGGTAGACGTAACCGAAGTCAAGCCAGCAATGGTTGTTGCAGTACCGCCCAAGCTAACCGCGGTTGAGCCGATTGTGATGCTTGAGTTAGTCAGCGCACCATTAGGAATGTTTGTCAGACTTGCGCCCGAGCCGCTAAAGACCGTTGCCGACAATGTGCCAGTAGATGGGACGTATTGATATTTAGTCGAACTGGTGTATTCCGTGGATAACGTCCCGCTAGTGATTGACGCAAACAATGGGTATCGAGTGGATACGGTTGTCGTATCGTCTGTGACCGTAATTGCCGCCGTAGGGGTTGACCATGTAGGCGCACCCGAAGCGTTAGACGTTAAGACTTGACCAGAAGTGCCCGCCGCAGTAAACGCATAAGCCGTACCCGTGCCATACGCCACCGTGCCCGCAATTGGAGTCGCTGTGCCATTTGTTCCCCCGTTCGCAATTGGTAACGTTCCCGTGACGCCGGTGGTTAATGGTAATCCTGTGCCGTTTGTCAGGGTAACAGATGTCGGCGTGCCCAAAATAGGAGTTACAAACGTGGGGCTGGTAGACAATACAACCGAGCCTGTTCCCGTGCTACTTGTTACCCCCGTTCCACCCGATGCCACGGGCAAAGTGCCGGTGGTCAATGCCGAAGTTGACGTAGCGTAAACCGCGCCGCCCGATGTAAATGTGGTTAACCCCGTGCCGCCGTTGCCGGTGTTTAGTGTGCCAGCTAACGTAATTGCACCATTGGTAGCAGAACTAGGGGTAAACCCTGTAGTGCCTGCATTAAAACTTGTTACCGCAATGCCAGATGTTGATGCCCAAGCAGGCAATCCACCTGACACTGTAAGCACCTGGCTTGTAGAGCCGATGCCTAACATGGCAGTTGTAGCCGATGCCGACTGATATGGAAGTGAACCCGCTGCACCGCCCGCAAGGTTAGTTGCCGTGGTTGCCGTAGTCGCCGAGCCTGCCGTAGTAGCGGATGTCGCAGTAGCCGCATTACCACCAATAGATAAACCGCTTGCAGTGCCCGTTAAACCCGTGCCAGGGCCGCTAAATTGAGTTGCTGCGGTGATAGTGCTGCCACCGACTGTAGATCCGCTAATCGGCGTTCCTGTGATTGTGCCGCCCGTAATTGCTACGTTGTTAGCGTTTTGCGTGGACATTGTGCCCAAGCCGGTAACTTGCGTATTTGTTATTGAGATAGCGGTGTTTGATGCGCTAGTAATTTGGCCTTGAGCGTTTATTGCAAGCGTTGGAACACTTGATGCAGTTCCGTAAGAAGCCGCGCTAACTCCAGTGTTGGCAATGCTAAACGTGTAACTTGCAAGGTTTAGACCCGTTCCAGCAAAGTATGCCGATGCACTAGCAAGCTGCGACCAAGTGATGTTAGTAACACCTAGTGTGCCACTTGCAGGAATAGTACAAGCCCAACCTGTGTTTTGTTGCGTTGCACCATTTTGGATAAAAGTAAACGCAGAAACAAGGGAAGCGTAAGTGTTAGCGTCCGTTGACCTAGCCCATGCACCGGCTGCGGCAACATAAATGCCGTTTTGCGTCTGATTGGTTTGGTTTTTTACCAATACTCGATCACCCGCCAAGGTGGTGTATCCGTCTATTGTCTGAAGGCCGGACAATGAAATATTGACTGTGGTGGCTACCTGGCATTCCACTTTGATGGCATAACCTTGGGCGGTCATGTCCACATAGGCTTTGTTTACTATGTCTGTTGGGTTTGCAGCGGTTGCGCTAATTGTGCCGGTGTTAGTGGCAATGTTGGTAAAAACACCCGTGGACGGGGTTGTTGCGCCAATTGTTGTGCTGTCAATCGTGCTGCTTGTAATGTGCAGACCCGATTGATTTGGGTTAATAGTGGCTGTAAATGGCTGACCCTGCCCGATAAACGTCTGAAAAGTGCCATCAAGATTGAAATAAGCCTGTACTGGCAGAATATTCTGGTCTATTGTTTTGGCAGGGTCAGTCATATTAGCTTTGATCGCCGACAGGGGTTACATAAACCAATGAAGGGCCAGCCGCTGCACCAATCATGCGAACATAAAATGGCACAGTTGGGCAAGCCAGCACAATGGGCGAACTCATTGACGCTGGAAGCAAAAAGTCGCCAGGTGTACCAGACACCGGCAACACAGCAGCGCCCACGTTAGCATCACCAAGTTTGACCGCAACGGCTACAGAGCCGGTGTTTAAGAACGCCGCAAAGTTTACTTGGTCGTTCGTTTGGTCTTCAACAATGGTAGCAGACGTAGAAGATGCTGTCACAGAAACAGCGGTTGTTTTACCCGCTAGTCGTAGGACAGACGTATTAGCCATGATTAAAGTTGGGCAACGTGGAGGATGCCAAAATTAAGAGTTAAAGCTTCACTAAGCGAACCTGCGCTTGCATTGGAAATCACAACGGTAAATGAACCAGTGGCAACTGCCGCAATAGAAAGTAAGTAAGTGCCCGCAGTGGTAGCGCCCGATGCCAATGCAATAACAGGAATGTCGTACAAACTAACTGCGCTGTTTGTAACCACAAATGCTACTTCAGCCGCTGCTGCAAGTGCCGCATTGCTTGTGACAATTTGACCCGCTGCTGCATTGATAGTTACGCCGGTTGATTTGCTAGTTGCTTGAGTTACGGAAGTGATTGCAGTTGTAGGGCTTCCAGTGGTGTAACCCATCTGGCCTGTCACCGCATTTACTAGGGAATAGTTGGCATCAACAATATCTTGGTCAAGATATGCTGCGCCAATTGCTTGAGAATTTGCCATTTTGATTCCTTAAAAAGGTGGTTAAATTGTAACGAAAAAAGGCCACCCCTTTGCAGAGATGGCCTCTTTCGCTTACATCAGCTTAGAACGGTACGCTAAAGTCGTAGCCGTAAACATATACGTCAAACGTAGCGCCAGTGACGACAGTTGTCAGTCCAGCGGTTACGTTCAAATACAAGTTTTGCACGGTGTTAGCGGTAGTTGATGCAGTAGGAGCAACCAGCGACACGCCTTGAGGAGTGCTCAAGTTAGCGGCAGTGATTGAACCGTACAGACTAGAACCACCCGAAGTAGTAGCAACGCCCATTGCCAATCCGGTAGGAGTGACAGAAGCGCCTGCGTTATTCAGATTGGTAACAATCAGACTTTGCAACAAATACACAGCGGAGTTAACCACTTGGATAGCGTAATTTCCGGTAGTGTTTGCATTCACGTTTTTAATCGTGCCTACAAGACGCAAGGTTGTGCCGGTAGTAGCGCCTTGGGGATGTGCAGAAATGGTTACTGCTGGGCCTGGATTTGCCATGATAATTTCCTTTATTGATTAAGCTGCAATACGGCAAGCCAACTCGGGATAGAGTGGAGCCCAGCCATACAAGACATCAAGACGGGTAGGAATCGAGTCGTTGTTAATGGTGTACTGACGCACAACACGCATAGACAAACCGATTTCCTTATCGCTTGCACGACCAGCAAAGTGCACACCATCCGGCAATTCCAAATCAGCGACTGCAAGCGTGAACGCATTGCGGTGCATCATCATATTTTGCGGAGAGACCACGCCGGTGTTATTAAACGCCGTAATGTTTTGCGAACCGCTAGAAGTGATGCTGACGTTCTGGAATTGACCAGCAGTGATAATTGCCGGAGAAACCGTTACGCTAGTAGCGCCTGTGCCGACAGAAGTGGTGGACAAAACTACAAAGTTACGCAGCTTGCCATACGACTGACGATTCTGTGGGTTAGCACCAAACACACCAGGAATAGTGAACACGTCACCGGCATTCAAAGTAGAAGCCGAAGAAGCGGTCATAGACAAAGTGCTGCTGTAAGCCCAGCCAGAGGTCAGGAAGCCGGTAGCCGTAGTTACGTTGATCGCAATGGTGTTAGCGCTCCACGAACCAAAGGTTTGGCTTACCACGTTCTGGTCAAGTTTCCAGTTAACACCAGCGGAATCACGACCCATCAAGCCCTTGCGATACTGTTCGCCGATAGCTTCTTGGGGCACAAATAGACCCTTGAGGCTGTCAACAATAGTTGCAGATGTAAACGGCTCAATAATGCAAGAACGGCGACCATCGCGCGGAGCGCCTTCGCTGTCCATGTATGCACCAGCGGTCAGATAAGTAATCAAACCTGTGGGAGGCGTACCAGCAACACCAACAATGTTAGCGGTGTTAAGGTTAGCCATAACCATACCATCGCGGTCAATCTTATTAGCGATTGCAGCGACAGCGGGCTTTAGCACACGGTCAGAGAACATATCAAGAGATAATGAAAGGTCTTGAGTGGTAAACTGCGTATCCACATGAAATTGAGTAGACAGAGTTACCGGAACTGAAGTTTCATTAAAATCTTCAACATTCAATGCAGGGCCAGTTGTTCCTATAAACCTACCTGGTTTTCTCACATTGACGGTATTGCCGATTTTTGCACCAACTACGGCGAACTGGTCGTCATAGTTACGATCTACTTCCGAAGTGAAAGTAAGTTCATTCTCCAAGACCATTAGCGCTTCGTTGGTGATCTTGGAAATAGTTAGCAAATTATTTGCCATGATTTTTCCTTAAATATAAAAACTATCGAATTCGACCAGCCTTACGCGCCGCTTTCCACGATTGATAACTACCATGAAACTGACCGTCTGAGCCAATTTCAGCGTTATTACCGCCTCCAGCATTCCGAATAGGGCTAATCGGTGGTGGTGCTTTACTTTTCCCGACAGGATTACTTTGCTTAGTCTCAGGTTGCTTCTCAAACTTAGCTTCCAACTTTCCAATCTCGCGTAGCGCTGCATATGGCGACATTGAGGCAATCTTCTTTGCAAGATCGTCCTCTTTGGCTAAGTGATACAAGATTTGTGGGCCTACGTCACTCTCCAAAATGGCATCACGAATGGGGTCGCTTACCGCAACACCACTAGAGGCCACCATGTCATCAAAATCAGGTATCTCTGCCTTCGCTGCTGCAACTTTATTAGCCCAACTAGAAATTACTTTCTGTTGCGCCTCATCTGCCCTGCGCTGCAAATCTTCCTTATCTCGCCTAACCAATGCCTGCTCAGCCGACCAATCTGCTAATGCCTCTGCATACTCAAAAGCATCAGTAAATTGACTCGGTTGTGGCTTTTCGTCAGCATTTTTAGCCTGTTGGGGCTGTTGTTGCTGCCTAATAGCCGCTATCTCAGCTTCCAGCTTTTGCCTTGCTTCACGTTCCTGTGCCGCTTCTTGGCGGGCCTGTTCGCGTTGCTTAGTTATCTCTGAAAACCGCTTTTCGAGTTTCGGATTTTGTTTCCGTTCCTCTGTCGGTTTTGCGTCCTTTTCTGCTCCTGATTCACTCCCATCCTCGCTTTCTGTCGGCTCTGAAGGAGAATCCTCAACTTCAGCCTCGGCAGGCGCTTGATCGGCTAAACCCATTCGGTTTGCATAAAATTCCGCTGCATTTTCGCTAGTCAAAACTTGACCGGCTTCTTTTTCACTTGACATGAGTTTCCTCAAGATTTTTGCCCAGTTAAAACCTAACTGGTAAGGTTGTGTGGTTTATACCACAAATCTATATTGCGCGTTCCGTTGTTTCCAATGAGGCTGCATGGGCTGCCGACTTATCTAAACTTGCCAGCATTAAAGCAATTTCGCCCTTCATGCGCTCAATTTCTAATTGGGTTTGAGTTTTCAGCACAGTATCGTGCGCCGTGGTCTCAACCTTAAGTTCCATTTCCTTATGGCGCTCGGCGTTTTTAAGTTCCATATCATGGGCGCGATTGGTTTCTTTAATCAATACCCGCTTGGTTTCAGCATCTTGTTTAACCTGCTCAATGTCCTGACGCTGCTTAATCATCATTTGCATTTGCTGCATTTGTTGCTGCATTTGCTGCATTTGCGCTTGGTTTTGCTTGAGTTGCATCTGAACTTGAGGCGGCACGGGCGATTTATCGTCAATCTGCGCCAAGGGATTAGACGCTGCAAGGCGGTCGGCAATGACCTCTGCGCCAGGGAAATCCATGTTTCTAAATACCAAGTCGCCAGCGACTTTAAACAACTCGGGATTTCCAGTTACTAATGGCATCATGGATTCAACCGCCGCCTGACGCTTGGAGTTAAAGCCTGGGCCTGTATCCATAACAACGTCATATTGCCCAACAGTCATGTCGTGCATGACCTTAAACACGCCGTTTTCGTCCTGCTTGCCTTCGTTAATAGTCACCAAATCAGGCTTGCCATCATCGCCAATAATTCGCATTACTCGCTGGGAATCGTAAATGTGCGGAATTAGGTCTAGGATAATCTTGCCGGTGTGGGCAATAGATTTGGTCAGATTGTCGTAGAAATCAAAGTTAGTCAGGTCAACTTGCTGCTGCTGACCATTCAAAGCCTTACCCGAAATATTGCCTGGTAATTGCTGAGACGGGTCAAATATGCCCATTAGCGTGGCTATGTCTTGGTTTATCCCTGCGGCTGCTGCCATTACTCCAGCGGGCGGCGGCTCGGGCTGTAAACGTTGTGGTGGCGGCGCAGTTTGACCATCAATGTCGGTTTGCTTGTAGCGCAGCAATGGGAAAGACTTGACGTTAGCCGCTGCCCATTCGCTTTCATGGCCTTCGTCTTGGCCTTCCGCCATAATCCATTTAGCCTTTGGAGCTAATGCAACCGATTCGGTAATGGTGGTTTGCCAGAAGTTGTACATCCGTTGTGCATCTTTAGCGTGGCGCACCATGCCAAACTTGTGGCGCTTGTCACCGATGACAACGTGGCGACCATATACGGGCACGACAGGAATATATGTACCAGGCCAATCCCGTTCCTCAATGACTTCTATTGCGGTTAGCTTTTTCCACTTTATTGTCCGCTTGAAGGATTTACGCTCATCAAGGATTTGGATGCCTGCCGCCTCTAAACGCGCGCGGAAATCTTTACCTTCGGCAAACGTGGACGTGCCGTTAGACAATTGGTAAAGGGTCGCCGATTCGCGGTGGACATAAAAATACTCGGCAATGCGAATATCCTCTTTGGTTATCCATTCCGATTGCGTATCACCCGTGCCGCGCTGGGTGAATGATGTTCCATCATCATTATTTGGGTACAACTTGCGGAACTTAGCCTTACTCATCATTGTGGTGATTAAGCAACGTTCTGCGTCCGACCCATCTACAGCTTCGGAATTAGGGTCAAAGTAAACCGTGAACGGGTTAGGAATCGCATCAATGTAAATTTCTTGGTCAAAAGAATCTTCTTTGACGTAATCAGTAGTGACGCGCCAATAGCCCCAGCCCATCCTTACGGCGTGGTCAAAGCCTGTGTCATAGGCGTTATCAGCGTTGGAATTAACCTCGATATGCCGAGTCATGCCCTCAATCACTTCGGCGGTCTTTACGTCCGCTTGGTTGTTAGTGGCGTGAACTTTAATGCGTGGGCGCTGCTGGCGCTGCTGATTGGTCACTTGGCGGCAGTAACCATCTAGCTTGTTAATGGTCAGGACAGGCCGAGATTCTAAGTTGCGGGAGTTTTGCAGTTCAACAGGCCATTGGTCGCCATTGACAAACTTCAAATCCTCCAACCCTTCTTGGCGGTTATTGGTGTCTGCATCGTTGCAGAGTTTGAGGAAGTCAATCGCTTCGTCAATGATTGGGTCAATATCCATTTAGGCCATCCATGACTGTGGTACTTGATACGTCTGTTTAACTACCCGTTTCTTCGGCTCATTGACAACTAACCCTAGCATTCTGAACGCATCCGCGCCATGCGAATACTCATCATGCACGGGGTTTTTGCTAAACGCCTTGGTGTCAGGGTCAACGTCAAACCTGTAATGTCGTAAACATTGTAGCCCATCCGCGCAGTTTTCCCTATCAAACCAGCAATTTCTAAACAATGTCCGCGCTGCGTTAATACTGTCTACGACCGGCGTTCTAGGGATAATTTTGGTTTTATACCCTGCTGCCCGCACAATTTGGTCGATAGAACGGCCTGCCGCTGCGAGGGTTTTGTTCTCGGCATCATGCGGTAGCCAGAGTGTATCGTAGACGTAACCATAGGTTTGCATCTTAGCCAGGTACTCGGAAATCGTCCTTTGACTGTCCTCATGGTAGCGAATTAGTCGGGTTTCCATGCCAATCCACTGCACAAACCATATAGCCGTGGCATCCGACCAGCCCAAGTCAAAGACCGCATGGACGGGTTTTGTCGGGTCATAGGTGACTTTGGTAATCCTATCCTCTAAGTCTGCCATCTGCATCTCACGGGCAAACACAGCCCCATCTACGGATTGGCGGCATATTCCTTCCCAGACGGTGTTATAGGATTCGGGGTCGCGGTCACGCAGGGAATTCTTTTCTAACTCCAACGTCTCAGGAAACCAAGGGTTGTCAGACCAGTTAATCTTGGTGACTACAGAGTTAGCCGGTGGATGGATAACAAACCGCTGGTAAGTTTCATCCGTCTCCAACTCAGGGTTAAACGTTACCCATATCTCGGAATCCTGCTTACGAATCGTAGGAATTAGGACGTTCCACGACAGGCGGCTAGTGGTTTGGGCTTCTTCTACCCAGCAAATGTCCACGCCTTCGTAGGATTTGACGTTAGCCACGTTGTTTTTTAGTCCAACAAAGGAAAATTCCGTCCCGTTTTTGCCTCGTAGACTGCTTTGAGTAATCTCGTAAAACCCGTCCAGGCGCAATTCTATGATCTGATCGCACAATAATTTGTGGACGGAATCCCGAATAGATGTCTGAAACTCACGGGCGCAAAGGATACGCAACGGCCTTTGTGCGCCTTTTATCAGCAAAGCCCTAGCTACCCCCCAAGACTTAGCGCCGCCCCGTCCACCGTACAAGATTCGGTAGCGTTGTTTCTCAGGCTGGAACAAGCATTGCAGCTTCTGCGGGAACTGCGCGTTGGCTATTGCGCCTTGTACGTCACTCATCCGGCTTTACAAAAGTGACAGTAATCCCGCTAATTAATGGAGCGCCATCAGCACCCGTAATCTCAGTCTTGGTCGATTCCCGATACTTCTTTGGGAATCGGGATGCCATCGACCGTGACCACATCGTAGTGTTGATTTTGTCCGAATCGCGGTTTTCCACTAGGTACGCTTGGGCTTGTTCCTCCCACCAATATTGTTCATATTGTTTAGCGTCCTCCATAGCGTGTAAAAATTCTTCATGGGCATCACGCCAAATGTAAAATGTTCTAAGGGAAAACCCTAATATAGAAGCTATTTGTTCTACGCTTTTTCCGAGTTTGCCCAACTCTATGACTTGCTCACATAGGGCTGGGTCATAAAGGCTTGGTCGCCCTACTGGACGTTTCTCGGCTATTTCGGTCATTTTTTCTTCTTAGCTTGCGCTTCCCGCTTCTCAGCGTAAGCAATTGCTACGGCTTGTTTCACGGGTTTACCGGCTTTTACCTCGGTCTTGATGTTTTCTTTAAACGCCTTGGGGCTTGCTGATTTTTTAAGCATTTTCTACCACCGCGCAAATGTCGGCCTCTTGGATTACTTGGTAGTCCTGCCCATCAATCTTGTGGGTGGGCCACTTCAAATAATCGCCGTTGCCGTATTTAATGAAATCCCCAACCTTTACTTCGTAAACATCAGGGCCGACCGCAACAATCGTACCTTCGTTAAAAGGCTCTTTGTTGTTCACAATAATGATATCAGATAAGTTTCTGACCTGTGGCTTGACAACCACTCTGTCTTGTAGGGGCGATAAATTCATTCTACGTCCCCTTTTACGGTTAGCGGAACAAGCACCCTAGCCGGTCTGCCGCGCTTTTTAGGGATTTCCGTGATAGTTACGGTGTTTTCCGTGACCACGGCGGTCATTACTACTGGCGACTTATGTTCCCCGCACCATTCCGTTTTATGCCGGTTTTGGTATAAAGGAAAGCGCCTACATTGCCCCATCATGTGATGGTCAATGAAATATATACAGTCGCTACAATGCGAATCAGCCATGCCAAATTCTCCTTGGTTTGGTTAGGGAGGGTCAGGGTGGATTCCTGATTCCTCCCGCCTATTAACGGTAATGCGAACGGTCGTGAACGTAGCAAACGGCCTCTTTAGAGCCGCCTTTTAGTTCTTTGTTCATGTGAGCATCTTCTTTGCCCATGCCCACGCCGCCTACGATTTTGCCACGGCGTTCGCCGGATTCGTCGCTAGCGCGAACGCCCATAGGCGCTTTTTCACCAGAACGGCCTGGCTTGTACATCTCTTTATCCATTTTTCCCATGATAGTTCCTTGCAAGGTTAACGGGTGACATTACAATGTCCAAGTCATTATAGGAGATTTTTTTCATGGCTACAAACTTTACCCTAAAACGTGAAAAAGCTGTTCACACCATTCCCGCTGTCTATGAAATGGAACGCGAACACAAGGCCGAGCGCCGTAAGGTGATGGAATTGGAAAAAGAACTGCATAAGCACGAACGCACCGATGCCGCCCATGCCCATCCTATGCATCGGTCGCATGAGCAAAAGAGTGCTCCCCTTCCGTCAATGCGGAAATAGGAACTTTTTCAGGCCACTTTTGGGTGGTCAAAAGGATTAAGACCGTCCTGCGGTGGGCTTTTAACCATAATTCCTGCCGTTCATCCTTACTCATGTCTGAGCCTTGGTCTAGGGCGGCATGGCAAGTAAAGCACAGGCTGGCTACCAGGTTGTCATCCGCTTTGACCGCTTTTCCTTTGCCGCCGCCCCAATTTATGTGCGCCGCGCACACCGTACCATCTTCCGCGCCGCAATGTTGACAAGCTATTGTCCGGCAGGCTTCAAGCAACGCCTTAGACCGGACGTACTTATGTTTCGGGAATTGCACGGAACTTTACCCCTTGTTGTGTGCCAAAGGCTGTGGATAACTCTATCATTTCGGTCATCTCAGCCACGGTCATTTTGCTGGTACGCGCCCCAAGGACAACGAATCCACCCTCGATGCCAGGCACAACCTTTTGTTGTTTCAAGGCGGCGGTAAGCACATCCTTCCATTCTTCCTTGTGCAATTTGTTGCCGTACCAATCCACTTGTTCGGCAATGTCGGTCAAGTTTGCCCACATTAAGCGGTTTTGTTCGTTACTTCGCATCTATAACCCTTAAAGCCAATAAAGCGGCTTCCGGCCCGTCAACCCGTGCCAGCGTACCACCCGTCCAATTTGCAAAAAAATCGTGTTGTAAGGCCGTTAAAGGCTTTTTAGGGCCGGTTTTAACTTCCATCAACATGGTGTGTCCTTTGTAACCCACAAGTAGGTCAACGGGCAAGCCAATAATCCAAACGTAAGCACCAGCGGCCCTTAACGCGATAATTACCTGGTCTTGATTGCTGTCCACCCTTGCTGCGCGTCTCATTTTTTAATCTCCACAAAAACAAGCAATTGTTTCTTCATTTGCGTCAAACATATCAGTTTGTGCCAAGGCGTATTTGTACATTTCTGCATAAGAAGGACGATCTTTGCGGAATTTTGCTCCATCGCCATACGTTTTGTTTGATGACTGCGCGTGTTGTTCCATTTTTATCCACCATAGCGCACGTTCGGGCTTTTCCGCAATTAACGATTGGATTTGATGTGAAGGTTTCAAAAAGCACAAATCACAATTGCCGTGCATCGTTACCCCGTTGTTGTTAGACAAACCCAAATCAAATGGTTGCGCTTTCCAAAATGCGCTTATATCTTCTTTGCGGATTCCGGCCGTTACCAATGGCGTTCTATGGCGTTCAATCTTTGCTGCCCTTCTTTGCTCATCAGCACGAATACCTACCCAATCCATTCGCTCATTGTGATGCCAACCAATTGATTTCAAATAATGGTGAATTACTCGAATTTTCAAGTTAATTGTGCAAATCCTTGCAACGGGATTTGGCAAATATGGTTTGCCGTTTTGATCTATGCTTGCAGCAAAAGGCTCGCCATTGCGACTTGCGGTTTCAAAGTCAACAACTTTGAACCTATTTTTAGGTTCTTCAGCAGCTTGAAACTCAAGCCAATGAATTTTGACATTCCAACGTTCTGAGCAATCTTGCACAAACCGCAGGGTTGCCTCATCCTCTTTTCCGGTATTGGCAAAACACACAATTGCGTCATCAGGCAAGCCATTGTTGGATTGCAGCACCCGCCAAAGCATATAGGCGCTTGTCCTTCCGCCGCTAAAAGATATGCAAGTTGGCTCGTTGATTTTAAATGGGTCATGCATTTAAGATTCTCCAAGCTGTTGCTGTACACAATGGGACTTGTCCATTTCCAATGGCTTTAAGTCTGTCCACCCTAGCGGCCACCCCATCAGCCACTCTACCCACTCGGGGTTCAACTTTCCAGAAGTCGGATGAACAACCATCGATAAGCCAAGTTGTTTTCCTACGTCCATACGCTTTTGCACGCATGGATTGCTCATATTCCCTCTGTCCCTGTAATCGCTTGCATTCGGTGTAGGCCAATTGACCTGTGCTGTCAATGTCGGCGTGTTCCGTTTGTGTTCGCTCGGTGCGTTCGTTTCTTTGCTCATGTGTGCTGTTGGCG